TCCACGTCGAACCCCTCCGAGTGGGGACGTCCAGTAATGGACTCCCACCATCGGGGCACGCGATATACTGCAGCCGCTGAAGGTATCAGGTTGCTAAACGTCGTGTGCAGTTTTCCCTGCATCTTGTAATAAACGTCCCCGCGGGCCCGAGGCAACCTAGTAGTTGCCCCAGGACCGAAGTCCATGTACTGCTCAGCCTGGTCCCATGAGAATGGGCCCAGTATCCAGCCTATTTTTCGCCGTGTCCTCGTAATGAGGTCCACGACCTCGCATGGAAGCGAGTTAGGTCTAGAAAGACGAATATTCGTCTCTAAGCAGTGCTCCTCTGCTTCGCGAAACTTAGTTAAAGCTGCCGCCGCCCGGTCGACTCCCTCTATAGTAAATGGAAACTTACTAAGAAGGCTGACCGCTTGGTAGGCATCGCGAAACTCTTCAGTATCCGAGAAATCTTTCAACAACTCGGATACTTGGGGCGGGTCGAGGAGGGGCCGAAGGTCGTTTTTAGCGATCATCGACACCACCCTCTCTCCGAGAGGCCCTAGCTCCTGCGTTAGTTTGCAGGCTAGGGTGGACGTCATGCTACGACGGTGCCTCGAGAATGTATCATTTCGAGTCATAAAGCTATGCTCCATGGAGTTTGAACTGACAGGGATAGCCCTGGCACTGCTGGACGGTCAGGCTATATTAAAACGCCGCGCCGCCGAGTCCGTAGAGGATCGTATCGCCGAAAACATTCGACGCTACGAAATCACGGATCCGTTCCAGCAGATCAGTTCGCTCTGCAGTGGGAGCGTCCTTCGCAACCTGGACCAGAATCTGTGCATAGCTTTCGCGAAGCACGGACCCGGGGCAGGCGCAAGAGGTAGCCTCCGTCGTCGCAATCGGCAGTGTGAGTTTATGCTCACCGCGGATTTGCTTACCGTTGCCGTTATTCCGGACATTCTGAGTTAGAATGCTCTGCGCAGGGTTCGTACCAGTGGGTCGGTCGTACCATGCGCTGACGCCAGGACTTACGTTCTGGCCCGGGTAGTAGACAACATCATTCAGAGTGATAGTGGCTTTAGCAGCCATGAAAGCTCTCCTAAGGAGGATAGACGGAACCTGGGACCGAAAGAGCCCAGGGGCGGGGTGCTTATCAGAAGCCTATACGAGGACCTCTGTGCCCAAATGCCTGGTGAAGTAATGAAACCGCGCTTATCGCGCGCCTGGCATTGAAGGGATCCCGAAGCACGGGATGGAGAACATAGGGCTCGTGAATGTACGGACTCCGCTGGATTACCTTATGTTTAAGGAAGCCCGGATCCGTCAAGCGATACTGATCAAAGTAGCTTGCGCCACCTGAACCAATATGCGAGGTCCACCCATCGGCAGACATCATTTCACGATGTGTCCTGCTCCCTGCCTTGTACTCAAGTCCTACTGTAGCGTCTAGTGACGAAAGCCACGAGCCTACCGGTACGACCCAATCTAAGACGAAGGAGAAAGGCAAGAGTTCCCACACTAAGGTGGCTGGGTTCGTAAGTCCCAGCTGGCTACCACGCTTCAGGACGTCGCTCAAAAAGGACGCCGGAAAGTTGTAGTCAAGTCGAACAAACACACCATAATGCTTTCTCAACAAACACGCAGCACCCGTGTCCGGGTGCAGCGAGTTGGGCATCCAGTGCCAGTCCTCGGTCTCTGCATCGCAGTGACCATGAGCTGAAACTCGCATGTCCTCATAGTTGATCGACGCCAGATACTC